CGGTTAAGTACACTGTATTGGAGCCTTCGGGAACAAGGCTCTTGGATCTCGGTTGTCCTGGGTTACATAGGAAGAAATCGCATCATACGGAAAGCCTATAGGCAACCTGGTGAGTGTAGTATTCATCAAACGCTGATCATTATTAAGATGCAAATATACACCCACCTCTAACTCACCGGGCCCATCCAAACTATCAAAGTAGGACTCCATACGCAACTGAGCTGCCTCTGAAATGAAGTACCTACGGGCCACAAAATCTCTCGCTCTAGGATCTACTGGCATATTAACTATGTCATAATTCTTTGCCGAGAGAATCGGCTCCATCTTTTCCCTTGTGTAATCATCCCAATACCCCTTCTCCAACAAAGGAAGAGGGTCACGGCGCCCTGACACTCTCAAGGCATAACGACATACGGCGCCTACAACAGGTGCTCCAGTGTACTCATGCCCAGCCGAGAGAGCCTTCGCACTAAGCAACATATCTTGAACACCTGAATTGGCTAACACCGATTGTTCATCGGCAAACCAAAATTTGGGTAACCACACATTGAGATCGGGGCAATTTACTCCGCTCTCCGGGTCCATAAACATTCCACAAAACCCTCCTTCAAATGCAGTCGGGTAATCTTGTATTTTAATATCAAACCCCCATCGGTTAAAATCATCAGCACGGGGCATTATTCCATATGGCCACGCCGACATAGAATCATCGCCTTCGATAACACATCGAACATACGGCAATCCATATGTCTTGCCTACATATTGAATAACAATCAAGTTAGTGACACCATTGGCCAGGGAAGTGTCCATCTCACCACTCATCCTCGTACCATGAACATACAGGACAAAGTCACGAAACTGACAGACATTCCACCCGGTCACTGTCTTCTTAAAATGGGAAAAGAAATTTTCAAAATCAAAAAGATCTCTGCCTACAAACTTGATAACCTGAAGCTCAACAGCACGCATCAAATCTACGTTGAAAGACGACTCAAAACTAGTGTAGTCACCTACAATATAATGACATCCAGCCTGTTCAACATTTTCTTTTATATACGCATGTCTCTCACTAACGGGTATTTTCTTG